CTCCTTAGTTGGTCAAAGCCAACAACTCAATCAAAAGATTGAGTTCCCCTAGCATCCATCCACCATCTCCCAATAGGGGGATCTGGAAGAAAGGATAGATTTAAAGCGGTTGCTAAACCGCGGATGCTAGCCTCTGCTTGATGCGGACGGCAAGAGGACGTCCCGAACGCTCGAGGTGTGTTCTGTCGGCGAATGGCATATCGCCGCGTTTTAAGAACCACTTCATTAGAGCATCATAACCATCGAGTGGGGACTCGGGGATTATGCTAGACACCACCATACCCTTGACAAGAGGGCGGTGGAGACTAGAGCAAACTCGTTCCGTATCATACCCCAGGAACGAGCGCCTACCCAAAATAGGAGATTCTGGATTTACAGCTGGAAAGGGAATCATCCGTCCCAACAGCTCATCCAGGCTCTTTGCCACTTTCCACAAACCACGCTCATAAAGCTGGTTACGGAGAGAGACAGTAGAGATTATCTCCTTAGCGTCCGTCCGTTGTGCTGGGAGTTTTTGTCTTACGCGCACGACTGAAACGTCGTGACCAGCGTAATACTCCTTGCCGCAAGACTCTCTGAACTTGCCAGTCCAGAAAGACTTACCAGTATTGACTACATAGCCGAAAGCATGCAGCATACTGACAACGGATTGGCGAATTCTACAGGGACGATAATATCGTCCCCGTAGACGCGCACCCGACCAACAAAGGATTTAAGATCCTTGTTGGTCAAGCGTCTGTTGAGCTGAGACTGAATTCCCATGAAGATGACGATCGTAAAGATCATCGCTTCCATAGGAAAAGTCAAAGCTGAACCCATAGACGCGAACTTGGCAAGGCGTTTAACGCCAAAGCCAGGCACATGAGCCTTCCGACTCCTACAAGCGTCAACCGCACTATTTAAGTGTGGATGATTCTTAAGTAGAAGACGTACATGCTCATTCGAAACTCTATCGGAAGCATCACTTAAATCTAGTGTTGCTAGGGAGCTATCTAGACTCCCTTCGTGAGCAAGAGATTGATTCACCTCTTGATCATCGAAACCGACGACGCTATTCATCCGGTTTTCACCGGAAAAGTCCTTGTCAGACTGAATAGCATCACAGATCACCTCCTTCAAACCTTGCTGCACATATTGCATTGCAGTAGGTTCAATGGCGATGATCCTTGGAGTTTTGAGCGTTTTAGGTACAGAGACAACCCTCAC